AAAATTTATTCCTTTAGAGAATATAAGTAAAGAGAAAGATCACTTTACAATCGACCCAAAAGAATTCGTCAAGTATTCGATGATTTCTAAAATATTATATGTAGTCCATAGTCACTACATGCAAGATTGTAAACCAAGTGAACATGATAAGAACAACTGTAAAGCGATAGGTATACCATATTTAATAGTGTCCTATCCAGAGAAAAAAGAGTATATTTATGACCCAAGTTAAATTATTAGGAGAATTAGGAGATAAGTTTGGAAGCGAATGGGCTTCTAACAGTAAGTCTATGCGTGATATTCTTAAACTAATTGATTGTCAAGTTGAAGGTTTTAAAGAATATTTACAAGATTGTCACGAAAAGAATATTGGATTTACTATACAGAATGGTGAAGATTTTATTGAATATGATGATCTAATGCTTTGTCGTCCAGAAGATACCGTAATTATTTCTCCAGTACCAGCGGGTTCTGGAAAAGGACTTGGAAAGATACTTGCTGCAATAGCACTGATAGTTGTAATGATTTACAATCCTCAATTTTTTGTTAATGTTGCAGAGGGTGCTAAAATGGCAGAAGGAGCAACTCTTTTTTCAG